CAACGGCAACGGGATCCCAAAAACTCTACTTCTGCGGCCGCGGCTTCGCTTCCACCGGCCCGCCCGGGTTCGGCGTCAGCACCGCCAGGGTGCGCCGCTGCAGTTCCAGCGCCTTATACTCTTCGCGCAGCGCATCCTCGGCCGCCCGGTATTCCTTCACTTCGTCATCCGTGGCCAGCCGGTGCGTTTTCTTCACCAGCAGAATGGCCGCGTCTTCCCGCGAAACCTGGCACACCGCGCCGCCCTTCGCGCCGCTGACTTCATCGGCGATCGAACACACGAACACAAACGGCTCCGCAATCCGTTCGCGCTCCGCCCTCACCGCCCCCCAGAACTTCTGCATGTTGAAGCTGCTCACTGCTTCGTTCCTTTCCTGGTGGCGGGCCGCGCCGTCAATCCAGATGGCGCAGCCCGCCGTTTCTGCATGTTCCGTCTGTCTGTGCCGCCCGTTAGCTGCGCACCTGGACGCCGAAGGCGTTGCGCAGGACACCCTTGCCGTACAGCACGTCCACGGTGAACTGCTGGGCCAGGGTATCCGGCTGATAGGACATCAGCACCCGCATGCCGAAGTTGCCGGCTTCGGCGTATTCGGCGATGGCGCCCGTTCCGGGCAGCGGCCGCGGCAGCCGGCGCATCACCAGGCCGATGGCGTCGCGCGAGAAGCCGATGTTGTTGGTGGTGGTTGGCGCCGCGCCGGTCTTCTTCACCAGCTGGCTGCGGAACACGTAGAAGTCCTTGATCCGCCCGATCATCCCTTCCACCAGCGCCTTCACGCCCGCCTCGCCCGCGCTGTTGAACTCGCTGAAGCGCGTCAGCTGGCGCATGGTGCCATAGGTCGACGGGTCCACCACCAGGTACTTCGGCAGGTTCGCCGGCGTTTTCGCGTTGAACAAAGCGGTCTCCGCGTTGTCAATCACCGCTTCGGTGATCGCCGTGCCGCCGGTGCCCACCGGCGTGTTGGTGGTGAACTGCGCGTACAGCCCCAGCAGATCGCCCTCAATCTTCTCGGCGATCGCCGCGATCGCGGGCCCCATGTACAGCTGCATCAGGTCCGGCACCGCCAGCACCTTTGTTACGTCCGGAATCTGGAAGCTGGCTTCCACGTGCGTGTCCAGCACAATCTGCGCGTTCCCGGCGTTCGGGTTCTGCGTAGTGACGCTGCCGCCCTCGGCGATGTTGTTCGCCGTCATCACCGGCGGAATCGGTACGTTCACCGTATCGCCGCTGTTCGCCAGCACAGGCTCAAAATCGCGGTTCACCAGGTTGCCCATCACCAGGTTCGCCATCAATGCCGGCAGCGCGTCCGCGGCCACCAGCTTCACAATCGCGTTGGCCAGGTTGGCCGAAGTAATCGTAGGCATCTTTCCATTCCCCCTGTTTGTTTCCACAGGCGCGCCGCAAGCGGCCCGCGCCCGCTAATTGCCGGAAGCCGGTAGCCGGTGTCCGGAAGCCGTTTCAGCCCGCCGCCGTCAGGCCGCGCTGCCCAGCCGTTCGATTTCCGCCAGAACCCGCGCCCGGTCCTCCGGCTTCATCCCCGGCTTGATGTCGTTCAAGTCCACCGGCGGCTGCCGCTTCTGGCCCGGGTTCATCGCGCCGCTGCCGCCCACATCCTTGGGCTTCAGCAGGTAATCGTGCGTCTCGTCCAGCGCCTTGCCGATGTATTGGTCAAAGGGCGTCGTCTTATCCGGACCGTACAGGTTGCCGTCCTCGCCCCGCACCACATCGCCGCCGAAGATCCGCAGGGCACTTTCGCGCGCCGCGTCGCTGGCAAACTGGAAGTCGCCCAGCTTGGCCCGGATCGCCGAAGTGCGCTCGCGTTCTTCGGCCGCCTTCACCGCATCCTGCCGCGCCTTTTCGCTGGCCTCCAGCTTCGCCTGCATTTCCCGCACCTGGCCCTGCAGCGACGCCAGCGCCGGGTCAGCCGGCTTATCTTTGCCGTCACCCGCGGGCGCCGGTTCCGGCTTCGGTTCCGGCTTCGGCTCCGGTTTCAGGTCCGCCGGCTTGATCGTCTTCGCCAGCTCGCCGAACTGCGCCTTCATGATGTTGGTTACATCGGCCAGCAGTTCGCTACGGAACTTCGCCGTGTCGAATCCGCCGCCGCCCGCCTGCGGTTCGCTATCGCGCAGCGCGCGTTCCCATGGCTTGATGAACATTCGCTACTCCTCCGCGGCGTCCGTGGCGCCGCCGTTTTCAAGTTGTTCCGCCAGGCGATCGCGGAACTGCGCCGCCCGCTGTTGGCGTTGCGCTTCCTGCCGCGCGGCCCGCGTTGGCGCCGCGTCGATTTCCTTGTCAATCGCCGCCAGCGTGTCCGGGTCCGCCTTGCCCACATACTGCCGCGCCGTCCGTTTCAGCACCGCCCTTTCGAACGTTTCGCTGGGCACTTCCAGCTCCAGCGCCGCCTGGGCCGTCCCGATCTCCTGCAGTTCGTCGCCTTCTTCGAAGTGCAGGCCCTGGATGCTGACTTCCACGTCCTTCCTGCCGCGAATCGCCAGGGCGTCCGCCAGAATGCCGCCCGCCGCACCGCGCAGCAGTTCGCCGTAGCCGTTCAGCACGTCCCGGCTGGGCGCCATGTCCATTTCCTTGCTGTAGCCGCTGTTCGCCGATGCCTGCGCGCTCGAATCACGTCCCTGCGCCTGCAGGTACATCTGCCGGTAGATTTCCTCGCGCAAACTGGCCACCCGCGCCGCCGCGTGCTGAAAGCTGCTGCCGCTGGGTTCAGACCATCCGAACGTACCGTTCGCTTCCAGCTTGATGTAGCCCGTTTCGCTGATCTTTGGGTCTTCCGCGAAATCGCCCGTGACCACCGGCACGGCCAGGTTCGCCATCAACAGCGCCCACTTCAGGCCGTTGTCCGCGTTGAAGTGGTCGCGCACCTGCGGATACACCCGGTAGCCCAGCCACAGGTGGAACGGCACCGCGATGCGATGGATCGGCACCCGCGCCTGGTCAGCAAGCGCGTGGCGGCCCGCGCCCACTTCGGTGGCCATCCGGGCATCGTCGCCGCCCGCCGCGTCCGCCGTGGCCTCAAAAATCCGGTAATCCGTGCGGTCAAAGTAGTGCCAGCGCCGCATCTGCTGCCGCTTCGTCCCGAAGCCGCCGCGCCAGAAGCTGGTGCTGATGACAATCCACTCGAAGTTCCCCTGTGCGTCCGTTTCCCAGTTCGTCACCTGGTCGGCCGTGAAGGTCACTACGTACGGGTCCAGCGCGCCCATCATCTTCTGCGCGCGAAAGGTTTGCGCCAGCGGTGTGCTGGGCAGGTCCAGCAGCACGTAAGCGCTGCCATCGCGCACCGCCAGGCTGAACCATTCGGCCATCGCCCGCACGAACGCCTTGCCGCAGCGATCGCAGTTTTTCAGGAACCCCTGCAGGAACTCATCCTGCACCGCCGCATCGCCGCGCCGCGCGTAAAACTGCGGCTCCGCGCTGAACAGCTTCGATTCGTACCAGCCCAGCGCCGCGCCCAGAATGTTCTGGTAGGTGGCCCCGGCGCAGCGCGCGTCATACACCCGCTGTGCCTCCGCCGGCCGCCGATCCAGGAACTGCGCCGCGTTGTCGACAATTGCCTTCCCGCCGCGATACAGCAGCTCCATCTGCGCCCAGAAATCGCGCAGCTCCGCCCAATCCGGATGCTTTTCCGAAAGCTGCTTTACCGTGATCGCCATTGCCGCCTACTTCCCGTGCTGCAGCGTCTGCCACAGCAGCACCGCCAGCGTGCCCACGCTGCTGGCCAGCACGCCGATCAGCCAGTTCCGCATCCCCGTCAGGGTCTTTTCCTGCGCTTCCATCCGTTGCCCCAGGTTCTGCAGGGCCACCGTATGCCCGGCCAGGGCCTCGCCGTGCGCATTCAGCGGGCAGGCCTTCACCGCTTCTTCTGTGTGCGCAATCCGGACAGTGTGGCCCGCCACCACCTGTGCCAGATCGTTGATCTCCATCAGCGCGTTGCGCCTTCCTATGCGGCCCACGGCCATGGATTCTTTTCCCCTTGCACCTGCAACTTCATGCCCCGGCTGCGGAAGTAATCCGACGTGGGAAACAGCGGATACGGCTTCAGTTCTGCGAACGCCCAGCCCAGGGTTTCCTGCAACCGGTACAGCTCGTGATAAAACGTGCCCCGGTCCAGCCGCAGCCGCGTGGTGCACAACGTACTGTCCGCGCCTTGCCGCACGTGCAGCTGGAAGATCCGGTGCTGTCGCGGCGTCAGTGCGCGCTTCGCGATCAGTTCGAAATCGCAGGCGAATTCTTCGCGCGGCAGGCCGTACTGGCTGGTGCTGCGGCCATCGCTATCCACCCACCCTTCGTAGGTCACCTGCCACTTCGTGGCGCCCTCGCGGCACTGTTCGTATTCCCGCAGGCAGGCCCGGAAGATGTGCTGATAAACGCATTTGCAGGGCCGCACCTGGTTGCCCCAGGTTGGCCTGGCGCCCGTTCCCCAGCAGCTGGTGCAGCGCGGCCGCGCCATCGCCATCAGTTCGCCGCGGTGCCATTGGTAGGCGCCCGGTACCGGCAGCCCCTTCGCCGCCGCCAGGGCGCGTTGGGTTTCCCCCGGCCGCCGCACCAGCGATAGCCGCGCCGGGATCAGGCCCGGCTTCGCTTCTGCTTCCATCCGCCGTAATGCCGGCCCTGCCAGCGAAACAACCTGTGCTGCCATTCACCCGCCCCGCGCGCCATCACACCCGCGCTAGAAAATCACATCCGCCTGCGGCCCGGCTGCCTTCGCGCGTTCCCGCCACACCAGGTAGCCCAAGGCATCGCTAACGTGCGTGCGTTTCGGGTCCGCCTTGCTGATGTCCCCCAGCGCGTTGCCGGCCGCGTCGCGCTTCCAGAACACCTGTTCGAAGTCCAGGATCAGTTCCCTGCATCGCGGGTCCACGAACAGCCGCCGCCGCCCGTCCGCGGCCTGCAGCGCGCTGCAGACTTCCACCGCCCGTTCGCGCACCGGCGGGTTCGCCGCCGGAATCCGGAACTGCGCCTGCAGCGGCGTTTCCCGCCGCAGGAATTCCTTCACAATCTGCCAGTCGCTTTTCAGCGAACTGGTGCGCCGCGCCGCGCCGCTGGCATCGCCGTACACCTGAATCGACTGCAGGCCGCGCTCGCATAGCCGCAACTTCTCAATCCGTTGCCACATCGCCCGGCACGCCTGTTCCGTGCGGCAGTCCGGCAGCACCAGCTCATCCAGCACGTGGATTTCGGTCACCCGCCGCCCCGCCAGCGCCTCCGCCCGCGTGGTTACGTCCTTCACCTGGGCCAGCACGCTGCACATCGGGTCAATGTTGAAGTCCAAAGCCCAGCACAGCGGCCACGCCGGGTCGAAGTCCACGGCCCGAACGCTGTGCATGCGGTCGAACGTGTAGTAAACCTGGCCCACAAACTGTGGCAGGTATTCGCCCAGCGCCTCCTGGCGAAAGAACCGTTCGTCGTAGCTGGCCTTCAGCCGTTCGTAGAAGTCCGCCGGCAGCCAGCGGTTCTCGCCCGGCTTCGCGAAAATTGCCTGGTATCCGGTCACCCGTTCCGGACCCACGAAGCGGTTGTAGACCCAATCGAAGCCCTTGGGCGTCCACACCGCGAACCCGCACAGCTCCCGCGCCTTCGGTTCGCGCAACCGCGCTTCCAGGCGGCGCCACGCGTCTTCCTTGCTGTAGGTAAGTTCATCGCACCCGAACCACGCCAGGTTCGTGCCCACCAGGCGTTCCGGTTGGTCCAAACTGCGAAAGATGATCTCCGCGCCCGGCTCATGCAGCCGCACGCTGTTCGCGGCCTTTTCGAAGCTGTGCGGAATCGCGTTTCCCTCGAGCACTTCCAGAAACGCCCGCCGCGTCACGTCCGCCAGCATCCGGTAGGTGGCCGCGCCGATCAGCCCCAGGCATCCGCCGTTCGTGTACGCCAAGCGTAGCGCCTGCTGCACGAAGGCCGCCGTCTTGCCTGAACCCACCGGACCGCTGAAGCCGCGAAAGCGCCCTTCCAGCAAGTGGAACCGCGCCTGGCTGGCCAGCGGATCGTAGGCTACTTCCCGCCGGCATCGTCCGCCGGCGCTTCCGGAACCGGTGCATCCGGGTCTGGCGGCTTTACCCACACAAACTCCCCGCGCATGCCCGGGCCCGCCGCGGGTTCATCCGCGCCCGCATCCGCCCCAGGCCGTACGCCCACAATCGCCTGCCGCGCCGCGTCATCGATCGCCTTCATCAGCCGCGCGTAGCCCGCGAAGCTGATGCCCTTCACCTTCACCCGGATCGTCTGGATCTTGCCCGCCGCGTCCGGTTCGGTTTTGTCCTGCGTCAGGTCCGTAATCGGCGCCCGGTCTGCCTTGTCCAGAATCAGTTCGGCCTTCTCCACCCGCGCTTCCAGCCGTTCCTGGTTGCGCAGTTCGAAGTCCAGGCGCCGTTCTTCCAGCCGCCGCAGCGCGTCCTCGCGCGCCGCCCGCTTCAGTGCTTCCAGGTGGCCGTCGTACGCTTCCGCCCGCGCTACCCACTCGAATCCGCTGGACCATTCGGCCCAATAGCCCGCCGCCTTCGCCGCATCGCCCGCGCAGCCCTGCGCCCGCCGCCACTCGCCGTACGCCAGGTTCAGCGATCGCCCCGGGCCCAGGTCCCGGTAAACGCAGAACGCCGCATACGCCCGCGCGCTTTCCCCCGGCCGCCGCTCCCAGATCTCCACATTCGTCCGAATCGCGGGCCATCACGCCCCGCCGCAACCTAGCCCCGCACTGTCTCGAACTCGTCCAGCGCCAGGTGATACAGCCCGGTGCTGGCCGCGTGCTTATCCGCGCGTCCCTGCACCAGCAGGCTATGCGGCCCATCGGCCAGGCCCGTGATTTCGTGCAGCACCGCGCCCTTCGCCGCCGCCGCGCTGTATTGCTCCACCATCGTCACCGCGCCGCCGTCCACCGATACGTCCATACGCCCGAAGCTGGGCCCCACCGGACCCACCATCCGCAGGCCGGTTCCCCACCAGCTGTAGCTTGCGCTGTTCAGCGCCGAAGCCGTGGCGCAATACATGCCGTAGCCGTCGCGGTACAGGCCCGGATTGTAAGCGGAGGTGTACCATTGGCCCGCCCACGTCACGTGGTGCGCCGCCGCACGCCCCGCCAGGGCACCCACGGGCGTGCTCAGCGAGCCGTAGGCCGCATCCAGTTCCGCCGCCGCATCCGCTTCCGCGTCCGCGCTGTGCAGCACCGCGGCCACCAGCGTTTGGCTGCCCCGCTGGTGTAAAGCGGCCAGCCCGTGCAGCGCGGCTGGGTTCCATCCCCGCTTGCCGGCCATCGTGCCCGGGTACCGTCCCACAAAACGCGTGTTGTTCGTCCAGCGCTTCCGCGCTGTGCCCCCCGCCACCGGCAGCGCGCCCACTTCCAGCGTTGCCGCGATCTGCAGCAGCACAGACTGCTGCATGGCAGCCCGGCACAGCACCGCCAGGTCGCGCGCACTGGTCACATGCGCCAGGTCCGCCGTCCCCCCGTGGGGTTCCGTGTAAACCGTGGCCGCCATGCCCAGTTCGGCCGCCCGCGTGTTCATTCGCGCCACGAACCGCGCGTACCCATCGGCCGCGCTGGTGCCCCCCAGGTACCTTTGCCCGATATGCTCCGCGATCGCGTGCGCCGCATCGTTGCCGCTGGGCAGCATCAGCGCCAGCAGCAGCTGGTTCAGCGTGTAGACTTCGCCTGCGTACAGCCAGGCCTGCGATCCCAGCGTGGCTTCGGCCGCCGCCGAAATCGTTACGGTGTCCAGCAGCGTTGGGCAGTATTCGTAGGCCAGCAGCGCCGTCATCAGCTTCGTGGTGGACGCCTGCGCGTGTACCGCGTCTGCGTTCACCCCGCGCACCACGCCCCCGGTGTCAAAATCCAGCACCACCGCGGCATACGCCGGCGGTTCCACCGGCGGTTCGGGTTCTTCCGGTTCCGGTTCCACGGGCGGCGGCGGCACCGGGTCCAGCACCCACGCCCCCGCGCCCTGCGGACCGCGGCCCGCCAGCGCCATCGGATAGATCATTGCGCTACCGTCACGTACAAAATGCCGTCCGTACCGCCACCCCGCAGCACCGCCACCTTGTGCCCCGCCGGCACCACGAAGTACTCCGGCACGTTCGCCACCAGCGGCAGATCGTCCACCGTGGCCGTAGGGTCAAGACCGAAGCGGATGAAGCACGGCACGGTACACAGAAACCGCGCCACGCGGTTCGATCCCGCGCCTTCCGGCACCAGCTGCGCGCTGACCGCCGTCGCATTCTGCCGCGCCGTCTGCCCCGGTTCAATCACCGGCAGCCCCGCCTGGTCCACGGGGAGGTCCTGGTTGTTCTGCATGCGTCACCCTCCTCTGCCTTCAATCGGCCAGCCGCGGCTCGCAACCAAGCGCCGCCAACCGCTCCAACGCCACCGCCACGAACTTTGGCTCCAACTCCATCGCGAGGCAAATGCGCCCAAGCTGCTCGGCGGCCACCAGTTGCGATCCGGATCCCGAGAACGGCTCCGCCACGACGTCGCCTCGTTCGGTGTGGTTCAAAATTGGTCTGCGGAATAGCTCAACCGGTTTCTGGCTGATGTGTGCCGCGTGAAAGTCATCGGCCGCATCCCCGGTGCGCCCGGCCCCGCTACCGTTTCCGCAGTCCCAAACTGTGGTCTGCTTGCGGTCGCCTTGCCAGTTCGCGTTGCGGCCCTTCTTGACGGCGTACCAGCACGGCTCATGCTTCCAGTGGTAGGCGCCGCGGCCGAAAACCATTACGGCCTTGTTCCAGATGATCTGGCTGCGGATTTCGTAGCCCGCCGCCTTCAGGCTGGCCGAGACAACGTCCGCGTGCAGCCCGCCGTGCCACACATAAAGCACCGGTGCGGCCCAACGCTCCCAGACCTCCGTCCAATCCGCGCGATCGTCGTTTGCGATTGCGCCAACGCTGTACTCGCCAGAGGAGTACTCGGCGCGCCAGCTGGAGTCGTACTTCACGCCATAAGGCGGATCCGTGGCCATCAGCACCGGCTGGCTTCCGTTCAGCAGCCGGGAAATTTCTTCCGCTCGTGTCGAGTCGCCACAGAGGATTCGATGCTCCCTGCCTGGGAGTGTCGCGCTCGGAACCAGCCATAGCTGCCCAGGCTCAGTCCGCCACTTCTGCTGCAATTCCTCGGCCCGGTCCACCGCAGAGAGGGCATCTTCGGTCTCCTCTGGATGTGTCCCCCCCCCAGCAACTGCCGTACCACTCTGGTCGCCGTTCGTAAGGCTTCCGCTTCCGCCCAGCACCGCATCACCCAGCCCCGCAACCAATGCGTCGAACGCCTCCGGCGTCCAGCCCGTGCCGTCCAGGCCGTCGCCGGCCCGCAGTTCGTCCAGCAGCTTCGCCAGCTTTTCTTCGTCGTAGCCCGCCACGTCGTTCGTGCGGTTGTCCGCCAGCAGGATCCGCCGCGCTTCTTCGTCCGTACACTCCACCCACAGCACCGGAACCTGCGCCAGGCCTTCGCGCCGCGCCGCTTCCCAGCGGTGGTTTCCCGCCAGAATGTAGCCCGTGCCCTGCTGTGCCACGACGGCGCCGTAGAAGCCGTTCGCCTGCACGCTGCGCGCGATCGCGCCCACGTCGCCGCGCCGTGGGTTCGCCGGATGCGGCCGCAGCGTCGCGATCCCCACCAGCGCGTAATCCTGATTTCGAATGCCAGCCACCCTAGATCACCTCATCCAGCCGCGTCACCCGCAGTTCCGCCAGCCGTGCCCGCAACGTCACCAGCAGCCTGCCGTGCATCCGGTGTACCGCCACTTCCGTCACGCCCCAGCGCCCCGCGATCGCGCCAAAGGTCAGCGCGTCCCGGTAGCGCCAGGCCAGCAACTGCCGGTGTCGAACCGGCATTCCCGCGCAACACCGCGCAAGCAGCGCGGCCGCTTCGTCCGCCACGCAGACCGCGAACGGCGAGGGTCCGCCATCCGGCAGTTGCGCCGCATCTACGCTGCCCGGCAATCGTCCAAAACTTTCGAAAAGATGCTGCGCGTGGAATCGCGCAGATACTCAAGGTGCCAGCAGCCCCGCGGGTTCTGCTGCGTTTCGCGCCGGTGTGGCGCGCCGAAGCCTGCCTTGCGCACGGGAAAGAAGCGCCGTTCCATCACCGGTTCGGCCTGCCGGAAGCGCAGCGCCCGGATCTTCCGGCGCGTTCCCAGGATCTCCACCGTCCCCGCCGCGATCAGTGCCCGTGCTTTGGCGATCGGCACCCATTCCAGCGTTTCGCCCGCGTGATCCTTGATGGGCACACGGCCCTTTGCCGCGTCGATCGCGATCGCTGGATGCACTTCGGGCTGGATCGGTAACCGGGAGTCGGGTTCACCGCGTTCTACGGTGCCGCCTGGCGGCGGTTTTTGGACGGCCTTCGAGCCCGTCCGGCGCTTTCCACGGATGGCGCCGCCCGCAAAGGGGCACAATGCTGATCGAGTCTACCGGCCGCATGCCCGGAACTTAACCCCAGCCTGCACATTTTCCAGCGCTGCCAGCGGGTCTGCCGGCACTGCCAGCGGAATCGCCCGTCCCATCAATCCGTCACCGATCGCTCTCCTTTCGGGCCATGCCAGGAACAGGCTGCGCGAAGGTTGCGGCGCGGACGGTGCGAATCGAACCGCAAAAGACCCGCCCATCGTTCACCGCATCCCTTCGCGTTGGCCTGGCACCGCTACCTGGCCCGCAATCGACGCGGCGGCCGCCGTTGATAGGCAGCCACCATGCAGCCCCTACGCCGCCAGCGGCGCCCGCAACGGCCCCCGGTGCGGTTCCGCCGGCGCCCGCCGCGGCATCTGCACCACCTGCTGCCGCAGCCGTTCCAGCGCCCGCCGTTCGTGCTGCATCACCGATGGCTGCCGGATCCCGCCCAGCTGCAGCCCCGTTTCCCGCTGCGTCAGTTCGCCATGGAACCGGTGCCGGATCACCTGCTGCTGCCGCGCTGTTAGCTTCGCCCGCGCGGCCGTCACCATGGCGGCCAGTTCCGCGTCCGCGGCCAGCGCTTCCGGCGAGGCCTCCGTCGCCACCGCATCCACTTCCGGCAGCAGCGCTTCGTGCGTTGCCTCGCGGTACGCGCCGCGCTTCACAGCGTCCAGCATCGCCCCGCGGATCCGGCACTTCAAATACAGCCGCCGGTGATCGCCCTCCAAAGCCGCGGCCTTCCCGGCCGCCTCAATCAGCGCCACCATGCCCGCCTGCGCCAGATCGTCCGCATCGAAGCAGGGCGGCAGCCGCCGCGCCAGCGCCGCCGCCAGCGGCTTCACCAGGTCCAGATGCGCCATCACCACCGCATCGCGTTCCTGCAACACTTCCGGTTTCTTGGCGCAGGTCACTGATCCACGTACACTTAGAGTCATGCTGATGCCCAATCCCAAGCACAGAGTACTTGCGCAGGATTGCGGATCCGCGTCTCTGATATCCCGCGCCGAACGGCGCTCCGCCTTACCGAACATGAGACGGCACACGAAGTTTGTTGCGACCGCCTATGCACCTGAAGTCCATTCTTCCCCGCCGGATGGTAGCCCTCCGGCACCTGCACCACCTGTCCCTGCGCGCGTTGTCGCGTGAAACAGGCATCGCCGGTTCCACCCTGCATACGCTGGAATCGGGTTTCAGCCCCGACGTGCTGCTGACCACCCTGCTTCGCCTCTGCGAGCACTTCGCCGTCACGCCCGATTATCTGCTGGGCGTGGAGCACGATCCCCACCACGCCCACGATCTGTACCTGGTGGGCGGCGCCGCCGTCATCGAACGCTGCGCCATCTGCCACACGCCCCTGGCGCCCCATGAACCCCACCGCCTGGGCCAGTGCATCCAGACCCTCCACGCCCGCGGCGCCGGCACCACGCACCTGGCCGCCCGCTTCGGCCTGTGCGCCACGTCCATCGAACGGATTCTGGAGGATGAATACGCGCTACTGCGCGGCGTCCGGGCGGCGTGAATCTTCAGCGTCCTGGATGATTCCATAGCCCTTTCCGCCGAGCACGCCGATCAAGTTGCTAAGGCCGTCTTCGTGCGGCTCAGCCATCCTGCCGAACTGTTGGAAGCTGGTCTCCAACAGCGCGTCGACAACCTTGGTCTTGTCAAAGAAGCCGAGGTACCACGATTCGCCCTCTCTGCGGCAGATCAGGTACAGCGCTCGATCGAACTCCGGCGCGTCTTCGTGGAACTGGATCCGCATCAGGATCTCAATGCACACCGCCGTGGGCACATCAGGCCGGTAAGGCCGCGTCGACCGAACGGCAAACGCTTTATCGAGAATCGTCCCCAGGTTGAGTCGTTTCGGTTTACGCCGTTGCCACGGTCCGCCGGAGCATTCCTCAAATCGGCCATGTGCGACTGGCGCTGGCTGCCCCCCTGGTAGCGGCGCTGCCCACGCGCGCCACTTCGCTGAATGCAGGCACGCGTCCTCCGGGCCGCGCAAGTCCGCCACGAAAACTACGTCGTTCCTGCCGCTGGAATCTGACCATTCCGTCGTACACCGGTATTCAAGGCGTGGCTCCAATGCAAGCATGTAGCGCTTGTGCTCGCGGGCTTCCAGCAGGGCTTGCAGCTTAACCGCGTCTGCGGCCGCTTCTGCGCTGCGCAGCGTGGCCTCTGCGCTTGTTCGGGCGGCATCCAGGCTTTGCTCAGCCGAGGCCGCTCCACGCTCCGACGTCCGCCACGCCAGGAATGCCGCCCAAGCGCTGGCGATCGCAGCGATCGCAGCGAACCAATCCGCCGCCCTCGCACTGGTGAAGTAAAGGAACAGGGCGGCCAAGAGCGTACCGGTAGCGACCTGCAAAAACCACACCCCAACCCCGCGCCACGAGATCCTCTGCGTCAGCCGTCGCATCGCCCCAATTCTACGACGCTTCGCACGCGCGCAAAAAAGAACCCCAACAGGCAGTCTCGTGAATTCCTGCCCGTTGGGGAATGTTGCAAGTGTAAGGTTGCCCCAAATCTAGCGGGTTTCGCTTCGCATTGCAAACCTTCGCGCCCTACGCCACATCCTCAATCGACGCCGGCAGCGCCGCATCGATCAGCCAGCCCTGCCCGGCCCGCGCTGCGCGCGTCCGCCGCGCCTGGGCGGCGTGCCAAGCCTGGTCATGCGCCAGGTGACACCGCTGACACAGCGCCTGCAGGTTTTCGTCCCGATCATCGCCGGCCAGGTGGTTCAGGTGCGCGATCGTCAGCACCACGCGGATGAACCGCGCGCCCTTCTGTTCCTGCGCCGTGGGCCGGGCCACCGCCTTGCCGGTACCGTCGTACCAACCAGCCCGCATCGGGTTGCCCAGGCACCAGCGGCCCGTGCCATCGCGCAGCACCCACAGGTTCTTTCCGTTCGGCTTCCCGCAGCGTTCGCAGCAGTCCTTCGCCCGCGCCAGGATACGCGCCCGTGTGGCGCGCCACGCGACCCCGCGGTAGAACTTGCGCAACTGCGGCCGAATCGGCATCCCTTCAGCCCCGTCGCCCTTCCGCCCGGCCCCAGGTCTGCGCTGCCTTCTGCAACGCTCGCCGTTCCATCTTCTGCGCGCGCCGCGCCTGCCACGCCCTGCCCAGCTGCACCGCCGCGAACCCGTACAGTGCCAGCAGCGCCCATTCCCAAAGCATCTCGCTCATGCTGCCCTTTCCCGCGCGGTTTCTACGCGCTGCCGCGCGATCCGCGCGTACTCCGGATTCAGTTCGATCCCCACGAACTGACGCCCCAATTCTTGCGCCACCAGCCACACCGTCCCGGCGCCCGCAAACGGATCCAGCACCACGCCGCCGGGCGGGCACCCGGCCAGGATGCAGGGCCGAACCAGCGCCTGCGGGAACGCTGCGAAATGCGCCAGCCTGTTCGGTTCCGTCGCCAGGCGCCACACGGATCGGCGGTTCCGTACCAGGCGAATTGCGGTCGCTGGCTGCATCCGCTGGTAGGACTGCCGAATCGTCTGCCCGCCTGGCCCGCCGTCCGCATACTTGTGCGCGTTCCCCCGCCCACGTTCGTAACGTGCAGCCGTGTCCGCTGCCACCGGTTCCGCAATCGCGTCCGCATCGTAGTAGTAACGGGCGCTCTTGCTCAGAAGAAACAAGTACTCGTGGGATCGCGTGCAGCGATCCCGCACGCTTTCGGGCATCGAATTCGTCTTCGCCCAGACCAGGTCCTGCCGCAGCCACCACCCATCGGCGCGCAGCGCGAATGCGACCAGCCACGGGATACCCACAAGGTCTTTGGGTTTGAGGCTGCCTTCCGCCGTCGATCGCTTGCGATGCCTGCCTCCACGCTCGGGAAGTTTCGGATCCGGATCGTACTCGGACCGTCCGCCGCTCGCGTAGGTGTCGCCCAGGTTTAGCCACAAAGTTCCGTCCGCGCGCAGAACCCGATGTACCTCGCGGAAGACCGCGACCAGGCGGGCCACGTAAGCGCTGGGTGTCCGTTCCAGCCCGATCTGCCCGCGCACGCCGTAATCGCGCAGCCCCCAATACGGCGGGCTGGTCACCACGCAATGCACGCTTTCGCTATCCAAGCGCCGCAGATGCCGCAGCGCGTTGCCCACGTGGATCATGCGCCCTCCCCAAACAACGGCACCGCCACGGCCACCGGCCGGTGCTTTGCCCGCAGTTCCTCAGCCCACACGCGGATCTTTGTCATCCGCTGCCGCGCCACGCCCGTCACGGCCGGATTACGCCGCAACGGGTCCGCCGCGTCCAGGCTTTCCAGCAGCGCGCGCACGCCGCCGCAGATCGCCTGCGCGCGGTCCGGATGCGCCACCACCGGACCCTCCGCGCCCACGCCGTCATCCGCGTCCCACGAAAAACAGGCCAGCCACACCGCGCCGTTCGGACACACGCCCACACAGGCGCCGTACCGGTCGCGCTCCAGCGAAAACTCCTCAATCGGCACGCTGCACGCCGCCATCGCTATACGTCCCTCCCGTGGCACGCCTTGGCCACCCGCTTGTACGCCCGGTGCGCCCGGCCAAACGATTCGTTGGATCCACCATGGTCCGGATGCGTCTTCCGCGCAGCCACCGTGTAGGCCGTGCGCAACGCATCGAATTGCCGGCGCAGTTCGCCTTCCGTCAGCCCGCTAAGGCGCGCGAGCAGTTCCAGATCGCTTTCCAGGTCCTCGGCCGCCGGCGCCGCCGAGGGCAGGGAAGTGAAGCCCCGGTATTGCTCCCCGTTGCGCGTCACCCCGTAGCGATCCACCATCCGCAGCGCTTCCAGCGAAAGCCCGATCGCCCGCAGGTTGTCATCGAAGCTGTCGAAGCGATCGCACGGCATCGATACCACCTGGCCGCCCCGCGTGAAGGTCAGGATCACGCCCACATCCCGCGGCGTCGCCCGCGCGTACGGCCAGCCATCGTTCCGGATCTGGTCCGCCCGAAACCACGCCTGGATCAGGACGTGGCTCGCCTGGATCCGCCCCAGTTCCCGCTCAAGCAGCGCCAGCGTCTTCGCGTAGGTTGACTTGAACCGCGACCGCTCCCGCCGCGCCGGCGGCGTCCCGGCGCCAGGCCAGCTGACAATCGGCACAAACCGCGCGTTCAGCGCCATCAGCGCACCTCCCGGGCCCGCAAATACGCGGAGGCCTGCGCCTCGCTGTAAACCTGCACCAGGCCGCTGTGGCCAGCGTCCGCGCATGCGCTGCACAGGTCATCCTCCACCCAGTGGCAGGCCACGCCAGCATCGCTGACGCACGCGTGCATGTCATCGCAGCCGCACACCCGGCAAACCCGTTCATCGAAGGGATCGTCTTCGAACCATCCGCCGATCACGCCGCCGCCTTTCTGCCGGCTTCAAGCTCGGCGACCAGATACGCCAGCTGGCCCAGCCTGTACCAGCGCTCGCCCACGCGGTAGAACTGCGGCCGCCGCGGATGGTTGTAGATGCGCGGCAGGTCCAACTGCCGGCGGAAGTGAATGTAACGCGCCAGGATCCGTACTTCGTCCTCGGCGGAAAACCTGCGAGCTGCCTCTCGCATGGGGATCTCCTTTGTGGGTTAGGCACCGGCGGCCAGAACAGCCACCGGTGCGGGTTTGTGGACAGCGGGCCTGACGATCCCGCTGTCCAGTTGGGCTTGGCCCGCGTGCCCCGGTGGGCACGAAGGCGGCGGCGCCACGCTTGGCCTTTTCTGCGCCTGCGCTAGCCAGGCGCCCCCGTCAGTGGGTACAAGGGCCGGATTCCCCGTAGCTCCCCGGCCAGGCCACCCTGCCGCCCCTTGCGGTAGCCCCATCGCCGTTGGTGGGTATACCGTGCGCCGCCGTAGCGCGTTCCGGCTGGTCACTGCTTCGAAACCATCCGGAAACGCCACCAGCGCGCTGTTCATGCTGCCGCGCACAGTCACGCGGCAGGGCCAGCCCTGGCGCTCTGGAAGGCGGGTTTTCCAGCGCCAGGTATACGGCCACCGTGCGGGATCGGCCTCGCGCAGAATCGCGCGCCGCTCCGATTCCCAATCTTCAATGCCCAACGTCACCAGCCACGCCGGCGCCAGGCCCGCCACCACGCCCGCGCGCGTCCGGATCTCCGCGATCTCGCGATCGCACCGCGCCAGCGCCCCGCGCAGCACGCCATCGGCCTGCGGACTCATCCCAGCACCTTCTTCAGCACTTCCTCCGGCGGGCACGGCGCGTAGCCGCGCTCCTGCGCCTGGTGCAGCAGCGCCAGACACCGTTCTTCGTTCACTTCGAACGTGTGCTCCACCAGGCCGTATGCCGCGCTGGCCTGCAGCGCCAGGTAGAAGTTCGCCAGGTCCGCCACTTCCTGCCATTCCTGCGGCGTCTGCGGATCCGCGTGTCCGTTATCCAGCAGCATGCTTCACCCCCGGCTTCGCATCGCCCTTCACCGTCTGCACATCCGCCACGCTGCTTTCCTTCGCCGCGGCGAAGATTGCGTCCAGGGCCGCCGCGGCAACCTGGTGCACCACCGTGGGCTGGCGCCGGTCTGCTGGCGGATCGAACTGCACGCTGACGTCGACATCCTCCGCCCCGGCCGATGCCGCCGTGATCGTAATCACCGCCTGGATCCGTGACATCACCGCCACCTCTCGATCTGGTCCAGCGCGCCGTCCGGATCCGCCCCCGCGTGTTCATCCAGCCGCGCCAGTAGCTTTGCCAGCACGCCGATGGCGAACTCCGCCTGCCGCGTGCGCAGCATCGCTTCCGCGTGGTCCCGGCGATCCATCGCCCGGCGCCCCTCGCACATCCGCACAATCACCTGGCCGGATAGCCATTCCGGATCGTCCGCATGGCGGGCGATCGTCGCGCAGCCGCGCATCCATTCCCGCAGCCGTTCCGCCTCCGCTGCCGTGAACTCCGGCACCGGCCGGTGCGAAACGATCCCCGCGGCCTGCGCTTCCGCCACGAAATCAAACAAGCTGGCGTCCATCCGGTCCAGCACCAAGCCCGCGGCCGCCGCGGTTTCCATCAGTTCGAACACTTCGCGATCATCGAGCACTGCCTTGCCCTCCCTTTCGCTTTTCCGTCAACTTCCGCCGTTTCCGGCTTCTCTCTCTGGCTGCCTTCCGCGCGATCATCCAGCGCGTTCCTGCGTCCCAGGACGCGCGCCGCGGGCTGGGCAAGGATGCCAGGCTACTCTTCGGATCCGTTGCTTGCGCCGCGGCGCGTTCCATACGTTCCACCCCTCCTTTCCGCCTTCCGGCCCTGGCCCGCACACGGCGCGGGCGCTAGTTCATGTCACGCCAGGCCAGCCCAAGCGCCACCGCCCAGGCTGCGGCCAAACCCACACCACACCCGATCACCAGCAGCGCCGTCATCAGGCCGCGCCCTCCGCATAGAAGAGGCTGAGTCGCGGCAAACGCGCATGCTCAAACAGCCGGCGCAGGTAGATCTCCGCGCGCAGGCTGGAAAACTGTTCGTGGCTCATCCGGTCCCGGTACGGACGTACCTGCCGCTCCACATCGCCTTCGATCGCCGAACGCTCTTCCGGACTTAGCGCGTCCTCGGCCAGGTTGCGCATCATCGCCTCTGCGTTTGCCAGGTGCAGTTCCAGGTGCACCAGGTCCGCGGCGTGGCGCGGCGCGTCTTCGGCGGCCTGCAGCACCAGTTCGCGCACGTCCTCATAGCCCGCATCCAGCGGCTGCAGTTTCAGCGTGTCCGCACAGGCGTGTAGGTGCTTGTAGATGGCCGCGGCATCCGGCGCCGCCCCGCCACCCCGGTTCGTGGCGCGTTGATCGTTCGCACGCGCGGCGTCCACCGCCTTGATGCAGTCCGTAACCACGTGCTCCAGCAGCCCGTAGCTACGGAAGGCGTTGATCCGCAGCTTCACCCGCGCTTCCACGTAGTCCAGCGGGACATCGTGCGCCTTCAGGCGTTCGAACTGGGTTTCCAGGATCGCCAGGGGCGGCGGCTGCAGCAGACGCGTGGAGAGCAGGGAATCGATCAGGTCGTAGAACGCGCTGAATTCCGGATCCAGCAGCGTGGGCGGCGGGTTTCGATCGGCAGCGGCATCAGAGGGAACAGCAGGCGAAGCATTCCGCCACTCCAGTGTGGTGGTCGTTCGCCCTGTATTCGCTATTTCGCCAGAATCCCCACACTCGGGTGTGGTGGTCGTTCGCTCTTCTTTCGCTGCGTACCGCCGGACTAGCTCGCAGTTGGCGCCGCCGGGACACGTTTCCGCCAGCGGCCGCGGCTTCTTCTGGCCGGGCAGGATAACCAGGACTTCCTTCGGCGCCGCGGCCATCTTCAGCGCGGCCACCGCTTCCTCATCGCGCAGTTCGGCGCCGGCGTCCTCCTCCGGCTCTTCCACGCGCTTCGGTTCCACCTTGCGCGGCTTCCGCGGCGTCAGCTTGTCCCACGCCTCGACGATAGCCCGGTACTGCTTGGCCCGGCCCACCTTGCGCGATTCGATCGCGCCCATCTCCTCGAGGCGCCCGATCGCCTTGCTGATCCCGTTCGGATGGCCATCCAGGAACCGTGCCAGTTGCTGCTCAGACAGTTGCACCCATTCCGGCCGGCCGCCCTGGGCGTCGCCCGCGGTCCGGAACAAAATCAGCGACAGGATGGCCTGTTCAAACTGGCTGCACGCACGCATCACGTGCGTAAAGAAGCTGTTGGGCACGGGCGTCCAGCCCCCGCGCTGGACCCACGCGGGCATGGGAGCCTGGGCTTGTCCTTCGGATCGTGGCTGGCGCCTGGCGGCGGGCGCGGCGTATGCGGCTGCTGACACTGGGCTGACCTCGTTTGTTTCACTTCAGTGGGAACAAAGAAGGCCAAGGTGCGGGAAAATAAGGAAGGTTCACGCAACCTTGGCACAAGGCTGCGCGTGGTCGATAGCAGGAACGCGCGCAGCCGAGTGCACCGGGGACAACGCCCCTTCGCACCCGCCTGGCGGCCCAAGCCAATCCCGAAACTTTGAATATGAGGGCGGAAGCGAGCGCCCCGCGAAGAAACCCGATCGAACCCCTACCGTCACCGTTGGCGCTGTTATCAAGCGCCGATAATACATACTACGGTCAACTTTTTGGGCCGAGCAGGCGGCCGTGTTGGGGAGGGGAAGGGTTGTCATCCGCGGGAGGCCTCCCGCTGGTGGGCGTTTTGCCAGCGAACCTGGGCGGCGTTGCGGGCGCTGGCGGATCTTTCGGCGGCGGATTGGCGAGCGACGCGGGCTTTGCCGCCGCGCGAGCCTAGCAGCTTCGCGGCCGATGTCGCCGCCGGGCTGTTGCCCTGGCGCAGAGCCCGGGCTGCGGAAAGCTGCGCCGGATTCTCGCTCAGCGCCTTTGCGGGCGGCTGCTTCGATTTCGCCATTGCTCCTGAGAATATGCGAAGCGAATATCGAAGCGCAAGTCTTGCGTGGTTACGAAAGTACCGATACCCACACTCCAGTGTTGGTATCCCGCAGGAATCCCCACACCCCAGTGGCGCATTCTCCATCACCCCAGTGTTCCTATTTGGGCGGGCGCTCCTTATATCTGGAGAAGAAGGAATATCCGTTGTTCAACAGTAAGTGTGTATGTACCTTTCTTCGAAGAACGCCCACCCGCCCACAAGGCCGGCGGACGCTACGCAGCCCGCTGCACAAAGGCGCCGCAGATTCGGGATGCCAGCTGATCGTGGACCGCGGCCAGGACGCATTCGGTTTGCTGGGGATTCAGTCCGCGTAGCTCGGTATCCAGGAACCGGGCGATCCGGTCCTGCACGGCGGCCGTATCGATCAGCGGCTGCGGTCCGCGGGCCTCGGCCAGCGCGGCCGCCGCCAAGGGCGCCAGGTGCATGGCCCAGGAATCACCCACCATGCAGCACCTCGCCATCTCTTCCCACGCGCCGGCGCCCGGCCGGTAGCGCCATAGCACCCACACGTCGCCCTGGTCGTTACGGTTGTGTCCGCGGGAGGGCTTGGGATGGCCCACGTGCTCCAACAACAGCGCGGGCCGCGGATGGGCCGGCGTCGGCCATAAATCGTCCTCCATCACTAACGCACCTGTCGGGATCAGCGTCCCCTGAAAATCGAATCCGGTTCTAGCAGTCGGTTCTACGTGTGTGAGCAGCTTGGCATAGCCACTTGCGGTCCGCGTGGTAGCACTTCGCGGGATCCGTACGACTCGCGTACTCATATCGCTACCGCATTATGGAACGCTTCGCATGCGGCGCGAAATATGACGAACGTACCGGAACACTGCCGCTTCGCCCCTGCTTTGCCCCTGCCGGATCAGAAATCCTGCAGACGTTCGGCCAGTTGCTGCCGCCTGCGATCGCTCACCTTGGCGTAGACCTGCGTGTTCCGGATGTCGCAGTGGCCCAGGTGATCGGCCACCAGCAGAATATCCACCTCGCGCTCCACCAGCTGCGTCGCGCAGGTGTGCCGCAGGCAATGGAAGTGGCGCTTCGCGTCGGGCAGCCCCGCGGCGGCGCCGTAGTGCTTCATCAGCTGGTCCAGGCGCCGGCGGCTGATAGGCTTCCGGTTGCGCGAAAGAAATAGCGGGCCCGCCACCTGGCCGCGCTTGCGCATCCAGGCGCGCAGCGCCTTCACCTCGCGTTCCGTCAGCGGATATTCGCCGCTTTTCGATTTCTTCAGCCGGGTAACGTACAGCCGCCGCTGCGCCAGGCGCAGATGCCCGATCTTCAGCAGGCCCACTTCGCTGGCCCGCAGGCCGCGATGGTACGCCACTTCGAACAGCGCCATATCGCGCTCGCTGCCCGCCGCGTGGACCGCCGCGAATAGCGCCGTCAGTTCCTCGGCCGTCAGGAACTGGACACGGCCCGGCGAATTTCGGCGTCCGCGGGCGGGCGGAACACTAGGGGACCCCGCGCCATGCGAAGCGTCAGCGGAACCCAACTGGCCCGCCAGGGCACCCACCAGGGCCAGCAGATCGTCCTTGCTCATCGCCGCTAAGTCTTTTGTTTTCAATGCCACACTGCGATCCTTCCCAACTGCCCAGTGTAATCACAGTGGGCAGTTCACACGCCCCGTTTCACGTGTTTTCAATCACTTACGGGCCGAACTCCCATTTGCACTTTTGGCGTTCCGGGCAGTTCGCAAAAGGGCATGGCGCCACGCACCCGGCAATCGACGGGCGGGCACGCACAAAAAGGGCCGCCCGTTGCCGGACGGCCCCTGGTTTTCCTTGTCTGACAGTACGCGCCGGGTTAGACCAGCGCGCGGATCGCCGCGATCAGCAGCGCCAGCTTCGCGATCCCGGCCAGAACGCCGCAGACGGTCGCGACGGCGTCGCGCCAGGTTGGCGGATCGAAGGCCGGGCGGCCCGCGTGGATCCGCAGGAACGCTTCGGTGAATTGCGGATCCCGTTCACCCCACCTTTGCCAGGCCATCCAGCACCCCCTTTGTGATCGGCCGCGCCGGCATCGCCAGAATGCGGCCCTTGGTTCGGACGGCGGCCGCGCGCTGGGCCCGGTGCCAATCCCGCTGGTAGTTGCGCCGGCGTTCTATCCGGATCAGCCCGGCCACCAGCTCGGCGCTTTCCGTATCCGTTCGCCGCCCGGGCGCGATCGCTGCCAGCTGCGCCAGGCGCGCGCGGCCGGCCACCGCGCGTTCCTGGATCTCCGCGAAGAAGCAGGCCGGATCGTACGCCGCGCGATCCAGCCGCTTCGGCAGCTGCCACGGCGCGCAGGCCTCGTCCATCGTGCGGCCGCAGCGCGGGCAAACGTGCCACCCGTGGTTCATCGCCGTGCCCTCCCTTCGGCCAGGTTGTACAGGGTCAGGGCGCCGGCGAAGGCGCAGGCGATCGCTTCCACGGTCAGCCGGTACCGCACCCAGCCAATCGTCTCCCAGGCCAGGATCAGCAGCAGCAGGGCACAAATCGCCACCAGCGCGAAGGATAGGGACAGCAGGGCAATCACCAGGCAAGGCGGCAGCGGGCGCGCCACGGGCCGCGTGTGTGCCACGTTGCGCCCCAATTCGTGATGGCCGGTTTCGGTCAGCATACGCGCCCCCGTTTCTGGATCCGCATCAGCAGCAGCCTGGTCTGGCGGCTGCCGTGTTCCTGCTGCGCCGTGTAGCGCGGCGTGGGATGATCCCGGCGCGCTGCGATGAAAGACTCGAGGATCTCCACCAGGTGCGCGCGCTCGCATTCCGGAAGATCGTGCAGTTCGGCGTCGATGAAGCCCATGCAGGAATGGGCGGACTGGATGACATCCAGCGAAAGGTCTGACCGATTCATGCGGCCCGCCTTTCCACGCCGGTTGTTGCGGTGCTGGCGGCGCCGGTTACTTCCGTGCTGGCGGCGCCGTGTTCGCGGCCGTGCTGCAGCCAGTAGCGCATCAGTTCCAGCCGCGTCGTCACCCCAAGCTTTTCGAACGCGCCGCGCAGGTAGTTCTTCACCGTCTGCTCGCTAAGCCCCAGGGCCACCGCGATTTCCTTGTTCGCCCAGGCCGCGCTGACCAGGTCGCACACTTCCCGTTGCCGCGGCGTCAGCGCATGGCCCGCGGGTGTGGTTTCGCCGCGCCGTGACTGCCGCCGGCGGCGGTCCCGGGCCGCACGCAAGGGCGCGGCCGCGGGGAATTCGTAGACCAATGCGGGGAAGGCCATCTATGCGCCCTCCTCGCTGCCCTTCACGCATCCGCCGAACTCCGCCTCGCAAGCGCGCCAGTGGGCGCAGTTCTTGCGGCTGCAAAGGTTCGAAGTGCGGTTGGGCATGTAATATCCGGCCCGCATGGTGGCCTGGGCGATCGGGTAGATTCGCTCGGGCGCCAGGCGGTCCTGCGGTGTGATCGTGTGCTCGATCTGGACCAGCTTCGGCGTCTTATTCGCCACCAGCGTGTCTACCACCACCCGGCCGCTGGCGCCGGGCGTCAGCATTTCGTAGGTGGTTAGCTGCAGCATGTTGTGCCCGCTGATTTCCGAAGGCGATCGCTTCGCCGTCTTGATATCGCGGATCGTGCCGTCGTCGCACAGCAGGTCGACGTGCCCCTGCACCTTCACGCCGCCGATTTCGCCGCGTACGTACACTTCCACCGCGGCGGGCTGGATCTTCGGGGCGGCTTCACGCATGTAGTGTTCTACCAGGCGGGCGCCATCGTCGCGGATCGCCTCCGGATTCTCATCCGGCGCGAACTCCACCTGCTCGGCCTGGCCATCCCAGGCGGCGCGGTAGACTTCCAGCACTTCATCGATCGGCATATCGTGTTCCGTGATGACCTTTTCGGCCATCGATCGCAGCAGCGCTTCGTGGACCGCGCTGCCTTTGGCCAGGTTCGAGTTGGGTGCATCCGGCAGGCCGCGCAGCTTCGCGAACATCCAGCGCGCCGGGCAATCCATGAAGGTGTAAAGCTGGCTAAGCGATAGAACCTCGGCCACCGCTTCCGGTGCCTGCTCAATCACAGCCACAGTGGGTTTCTTCGATCGCGGCTTGGTGGCGGTCATCGGGCACCCCCGGCCGCGGCTGACTGTTGCGGACGGCCGGCAAACCCGGCGTCGCGATGATGCTGGATGAACAGGCTGGCGCCCGTGGCGCGCACGTCTTCCTCGTTCCACTGCAGCTTCAGCCCGCGTTGCAGCGCGTATTCATGCGCGATCGCCAGGGCGTCGATGGCGGCGATCAGGCACGCGCCCATCATTTGCCCAGCCATTTGCATCGGCGAAGGGCTGGGAATTGCGGGCGCCGCTTCCGGCCCGTGCGTCGCCGCCGCGGGCATCGTCACCACCTGCGGCCGCTTCGCAGCGGGCGTGCTAGACTGACTTCCGTTCGACCGGCTGTCTGCTATGCGCCCGTGTGGCGTGGCGGCGGCTTCCGCGGCGGCAGGGCTGCCTCCCTGCTGTCGCGGCTCTTCCGCCGATTCCCGTTCAATCACCCACTGGATGCCCTTCTTCCGCCCCTGCGTCAGTTCCTGGCGCGTCAGGACAAACTCTTCGCCCGCGCCGATGCCCTGATCCGTGATCCGCTTGGCGGTCACCGGGTCCAGGAAGATCAGTTTTTCCGCGCCTTCGTGCTCCACCGTGAACATCATCTGGTTGCCATAGCGGCCCTCCACCTCGCGGGGCGTGGCGAACTTCAGGCTGAGAACGTGGGGCACGTTCATCAGCGGCCGCAGGATTTCGCGTTTCTGCTGGTCACTCATTCGCAATCCTTTCCGGGCCTGGCAGCGCCGGCCCTGTCTGTCATCGGGAAAAACCGGGCGGGTTAGGCAACCGCCCGGACATCCGCGCTCGAGGGCGCTGGGATCCGTTGGCCGAACGGTGCTGGCGTGCCCCCGTGCGGGCCGTCCACCCGCTCCACGATTTCCCACACCCTGCCGTCGATCACGCGGGTCCGCCGCCGGTACGTCCGTACCGCGCCAAGCGTTTCGTGCTGGGTCTTCGAAGGCATCGTCAGTACCGTCGCCATGTTTGGTTCCTTTCCGAAGCCCGTGGGCCTCGTGTCTCCATAGTAGCAGCACCGTTGCTACTGTCAAGCAGATAACGACACGAAAGTACCATGTGACGTCGGTACCGAGAAACTTGTGGCACCGCTGCTATAAACTGACGGCATGAAGCCGCGCAAAAACCGGGCCGCCGTCGCTCTGGGAAAACTGCGCGCACAGAAGGGCCCCGACCTGGCGGAAACCGGCCGACAAGGCGGCCTTCGCCGAGCGGAGAGATTACGCGCCAGCGGGAAGCCCGCGTTCGTGGAGGGCGCTCAGGTCCTGGGCGGCCTTGCGGGCGGCGCCGCCCGGGCTGCAGCCCTCAGCCCGGAAGAACGGAAAGCGATCGCTGCGAAAGCCGCACGTGCAATGTGGGCCAAGAAGCGCCAAGCCCAGGGCCTGCCGCCGAAACCGGGCGACGAAGAGTTCCTTGGCGGGGAAGGGAAGCGATGAGCGATTGGCTGGATGAAAGGATCGCAGCGCTGAACGCCCGCGAGGAGGGCATGAGCAGGTTCTTCCAGGAACTGGTTCGTGGAATGGCGGTCAGCTTCGAGCGGTACGGTGCCGCGAAGAAGGGAGCATGGGCGCGCATCGTAACGCTGACGGGCGAGGGAGATTCGCGAACAGTCACCGTGGTGGAACACGGCGAAGAGATCCATCGGATCGTGCTGGCTTTCGAACCATACGCGCCGGCCGTGCAGGTGTCTGAGCAGATCAGGAAACGAATCGAAGAAGGTGACGATTGGCAGCAGGACATTTCGCTGCGCTTCATTCCTGCGGTTTCGCCCCAGCAGATCCCGTCTGACGGTTCGCTGCTAATGGCAGTGGTTTCGCGGCCTGAAGATTTCGGCAAACCGGTTGTTTCGGTAGACGATGTGATCGCCCGGATCGTCCGCTTTGCCCTGTTTGACGACGCTATCAAGTTTGAAAAATTGGCGCCGTAGCTGCATTTTCCCTGCGAATTTTCCCGCCGTTCGCCCACTTATTCCATAGGAGGCGAACCGTGTACGCACGCACATTCATGCTTTTGGCCGTTGCTGGTGCGGTGGTTCTGGCCGCCGTTGTCAGCCGAGAAGCCGGTACCGCCAGCCTGCCCACCCTGCAGTGCGGCGCCGCGGCCCGCTGCGAACTGGCTGCGGATGCGGACGCGATGCGGGTGCTGGCGATCTACCACAGCCTGGAAGCGCGGCGCGGCCTGACCTGGCCGGAACGTGGCCAGGTATCCGATGCTTACGGGAACCTGGTGCTGGCCGGGCGGATTGTGCGGGTGAAGGCGGGCGTCCGGATCCACGTGGTGCAGCTGGATCCGCCGAATGTCAGCGGCGGGCCGCGCTTCGCACGGGTGCGGATGATGGAAGGGGATCTGGCGGGCAGGGAATTGATTGCGCCGGCCGAAAGCTTGGGAGGGGATCGTTAGGCAGGTGGGTACGGAAGTACCTGGGGACTTCCGTTCTATAGAAACAAGCGCTAAAACGCGGAAAAGTAGGACACGGGACTGTCAATTTCCGGAGTCTGTGGGAAAGGAGGCCTTG